AAGTTGCGCGACGAGAGCGGGCTTGTCTCCGAGCTCTGGCTACTCAATCCCGCCTACGTCGAGGTGCAGTGGAACTCGCAGCTGCGCCAAAAGCGATTCGTCTACCGTCCCTGGGACGGCTCGGAGACGACCTTCAACGAGGACCGCGTCCTGCACATGTACGGCATGACCACCGATGGTCTTGTCGGCATGAGCCCGATTCAGCAGACCCGGCAACAGCTGGGAATAGCCAAGGCGAGGGAACGCTTCGAGGGCGAGGTCTACTCTCGCAAGCCGTTTCTCTCCGGTGTTATCGAGCACCCTGGGCAGCTTCGGGATACGGTCAAGCTCAGAGAGTCATGGGCGGCGCTCTATGGTGGCGGCGACAAGGGGCCACGGGCTAGCACGTCCCGCTTCGGCGTTCCCGTTCTCGAGGAGGGCTCGCACTTCGTTCCCCTTACTGCTCCACTTGAGGACATGCAGTTTGTCGAGTCGCAGCAGATGAGCAAACGCACCATCGCCTCCATCTTCAAGCTGCCGGTCTCCTACCTCGGTGGCTCGACGGGCGACTCGCTCACGTATCAGACCGTGGAATCCAACAAGATTCAGCTGGCTACGATGGCGATCGCCCCCGTGACCGTCAACATGCAGAAATTCCTAGGGTTTGATCGCGGCATCTTCCCCTTCTCCTCCTGGTATCCAGAGTTCAGCCTGGAGGGTCTGATGCGCGGAGACTCGAAGGCCAGGGGCGAGTTTTATAAGGCTCTGTCCGACGTGAAAGCCATTCTTCCTGACGAGGTGCGCGCACTAGAGAACATGCCGCCCCTGACGGCATCCGAGAAAGAAGAGCTAACGCCGGCGGTCCCGACTGCTTTTGGGGGTGACGGTGCAGACGCTCTATCGTGAGTCTCGCTCGGTCGAGCTCCGGGACGCAGAGGTCAAGGGCCGTATGTTTCGCGGCTATGCCGCCGTCTTCGATACGCCCTGGAACGATCGGCTCACGGAGGCAACCGGCTACGTCGAGAAGGTGAAGCCAGGCGTCTTTCGCAAGGCGCTGGCCGCTGCCCAGGACGTGCCGCTATTGCTCGCCCATCGCCGCTCTGATCTCCTCGGCACGACCAAGTCGGGAAATGTCGTCTTGAAGGAGGATGGCAAGGGCCTGCTCACGGAGGCCAAGCTGCCCGACAACTACCTCGGGGAGTACGCCCGCTCAATGATCGAGTCGGGCGACATCCAGGGAATGTCTTACGGCATTGAGCTAGACCCCAAGCGCGACACGATGCTGACCCGCTCGGAGAACGGCCTCTATACGAGGACGATCATCGGCGTGAAAAGTCTTTTGGACGTGTCTCTTACCTGGGAGCCCGCGTACTCCGCGACCTCGGTAGAGTTGCGTACAGCAGGTTTCGTTGCGACCCCGTTACAGGAACTCCTGATCGGTGAGGAGCCACAGGTTCAGGATGCGGTAACGGAGTCACCTCCCAACGAGGAAACCGCCTGGTGGGGCGAGGAACCGCCGGCGGAACCTTCGGCTACTCGCAAGCCGTGGGAAATCTACCTCGACGAACTAGAACGGGAGGTGTAACTCAATGCGACGCGATGAGGAGGTGCAGTTGCGCGAACAGCGCATGCATCTCGTAAAAGAGCTCCGCGACCACGCCAACGCTGCCGATGCCTTCATGGCGGACAACAATCTGACCGAGTGGCGGGCAGAGGACAAAGGCAAGTGGGACGAGCTCGAAACGGCGATCACCAAGTGCAACAACAGGCTCGAGATGCACAAGCGGACCGAGTCTCTTGCCACTTGGGTGCCGGAGGACGCGGTCTCGTACTCGTCCGACGGTGCGCCAAAGACTCTGCAGGAGTTCCGGGAGGGCAACCGGGTCAAGCCGGTTGTCGACCAGCCGGAAGTCCGCATGGCGGTCTACAACTGGATCGTCAAGGGCAAGGAGGGAATGGACGTTGAGGAATACCGCGTCCTCTCCAAGGCCGCATCGGGCGGTGGCTTCTTCGTGCCGACCGACATGGCCGACTCGATCGTTCGGGCGATGCGCTTCCTCCCTGGCGGCGTTCGCTCACTCGCCAGAACGCTCTCGACGGCCTCGGGCGAGACCATCAACATCCCGCTCAACCTGACGCACGGCTCTGCCGCGTGGATCGCTGAGTCGGGCTCCTACACTCCTTCGGATGAAACGATCACGCAGGGAACGATCTCGGCTTACAAGGCCGGCAGCAAGATCATCGTGTCCGAGGAGCTCCTGACCGATTCCGAGTTCGACCTGGGTGGCTTCATCTCCACCGAGTTCGGCGAGCGGATCGGTGCCCTCGCAGAGTCGGCCTTCATCTCGGGCGACGGTTCCGGGAAGCCTACGGGCATCCTGGACGCCGCTTCGTCCGTGACGGTCTCGACGCTGCCGGCGGGCTACGTCACCACGCTGGCATGGGCTGGACTGGCCACCGCGATCTTTTCGGTGCCCGCTCAGTACCGCTCCAACATGGCCATCCTGGTCTCTGACTCGGCATGGGTCAAGCTGGTGGCGACGCCGGACTCGACCGGCGCTCCGCTGTGGAGTGGCTCGGTCGCATCGGGCGCCCCCGACACCTTCGCGGGCATCCCGGTCTACACGCACCCCAACCTCGCGGCTGTCGGTGCTAACGCCAAGTCCATGATCGTGGGCGACTTCAACCGCGGCTACTGGATTCGCCAGGTGAACGGCGTCTACATGCAGCGGCAGAACGAGCTCCATTCCGACAACGGCCAGGTGGGCTTCCGCTGCTACCTGCGCCTCGATGGCAAGGTCGTACTTGCGGACGCGCTCCGCATCGTGGCCTTCGCCGCAACGTAAGAAAGGAGGAAGCAAAGATGGCACAGACCAAGGGCAACATTCGCGCAGCCGACCCCGAGAAGGGCGAGGCGTACGCGGCTCCCGTCGAGACCGTCACCGAGAAGGTTCCGCACGAGGCGGATGCTTCCTCGGCTCCGGGCCCCTATGAGGGGCTCGAGGTAAACCGTCCTCCCGTGTCGACCAACGACCCCGAGCAGCCGATCGCGGACTCGCTCGTTGCCGGCGCTGGGGCACCGACCGGACCGCCCGAGATCCACCCGGAGACGCACGTGGCTTCTAATGCCTACGTGACGGCTGCGGACAAGGAGAACGTGGAGAAGGTCAACGCCCCGGAGGAGAAGGGCTAGACATGAAGCGGTGGCGGATTCACTTCAAGTCCCCTGGTGGCGACCAAGTGATGACGCTACTCGCAGAGACGAAGTCGGAGGCAGAGCGGGAGGCAAAGCGGGCTCAGTTCCGCAGGCACGAACGCTTCCCGCTCACCTTCGACCGGATGCAGACCAACCTTGCAGGCAAGGCGCTCGAGGCAGAGATGGAACGGCGCAAGCGCGACCTCGACCGCTACGAGAAAGACAACCTCAAGATCGAATCGATTAGGGAAGTGAGCTAGTGCCCTGGTACGGACTGTTTATCGAGCGCCAGATGGAAGGCGCGACCAAGACCGACTTTCTGACGGGCACGTTCAACTGCTCGCTTCACACGGCCACCTACACGCCCAACAACGACACGGACGACTTCTGGAACGACGCCACCAACGAGGTGACGGGCACGAACTACACCACCAAAGGGGTCGTTCTCGGCTCCAAGACCTCCGTGTATGACGCCGCCACCGATGAGTGGCGCTTCGACGCTGCAGACGCGGTCTGGACGACGGCGACGATCGCCTCGATTCGCTATGCGGTCGTCTTCGAGGACACTGCCGGCGCCTCTACGACCGACCCGCTGGTTTCCTTCTACGACCTCGGGGCACAGTCTGTTACGGCGGCAAACTTCACCGTCCAATGGGATGCAACCGGAGTTGCGAAGATCGACGTTACTTAGCCTTCTGCTCGCCCTCGTCTTTGCGGCTCCCGCAATGGGCGATACGCACGAAGGCACCTTTATCGTTCGCCAGAAGAACCCGGCTACGTCCTGGGTCAAGGCTGTGGATCCGATCGTTTCGCCCGGCGTCTTCCCCTCCGCGCATGAGCACATGGGCTGGTGCGCCTCGGACGTGACGCCCACGACCACGGTGGAAGACCTCCTCAACGAGCCCACCCTTTGCCAGTTGCCGAGCGACCACAACGCCTACTGGATGCCGACGCTCTACAACTCGAGCGGTGCCCGCGTTCTTCCTTCGGTGACCTTCACCTACTACAAGAACCTCCCGGTCTCCTACTCGACCACGGAGCCATTCCCGTCCGGCCTCAAGATGGTGGCCGGCGGCGAGGACTTCCCCAACCCAAAGACCTTCTGGGACTGCTTCGACAGCAACCCGCCGGGCAAGTTCACCACCGAGATCCCGCGCTGCCTGACCGACGACCTGCAGGTGCGGCTTGCCTTCCCGAACTGCTGGGACGGCGTCAACCTCGACTCGGCCGATCACCGATCGCACGTCGTCTTCCCGGTCGGGAGCTCGTGCCCGATGAACTTCCCGCACAAGATCCCGTTCCTTCACTTCTTTGCCCGCTGGTCTCCACCGGCAGGCGGACCGGGCTGGCATCTCTCGGACGGCCACATCGTCCCCCATGCCGACGCCTTTATCGCTTCGCCTCTCGCCGAGCAGGTCTCGCGCTGCCTTTCCCCTGTCGGGGTCAACTGCGGCTTTGTGACGAACTAGATGGCCTCGCCGGTCATCGCCACCCAGAACGGTGGCCGCAATGACGCCCTGGCGACTTCGATAACGGTCAACCTGCCTGCCTCTATCGCGGCTGGGGACACGCTGCTAGCCCTCATCGGGCACAAGAACGCAGCGAGCACGACCAGCTTTCCTGCTGGGTGGACGATCTTCAACGAGGGTGTAAATGCTGCCGGGTCGCTGGCATCGTTCACATGGGCATGGCGAAAGGCTGACGGGACGGAGGGCGCAACCATCAGCGTGACCATTGCCTCGAGCCGTTCGGCGCACATAACGCTTCGCGTCACCGGTGCTACTGATCCGACCGTGACCCCACCGGAGGCCGGGACGGCAGTGGCGACCAACAACACAAACGCTCCCGACCCGCCTACGGTGACGCCAACCGGAGGCTCAAAGGACTACCTGTTCCTCGCTTGCTTCGCCTCGAGCGCGGGCCGTATCACGACCACGCAGCCGACGAGCTACAACTCGACGCGCACCGAGGGCTCGAACTCAGGCACGACCACTAACGTCGGTATCGGGGTGGCCGATCGCGCTCTAACCGCATCCTCCGAAAACCCCGGCACGTTCCTGACCACCGGCGGCACGACTGAGGAGGTCGTTGCCGGGACGGTGGCCGTTCATCCTACGGCCGCGGCTGCTGCGGCCTCGCTCGTCATTCCGCCAATGCCACCTAATCCGATTCTCTACCTAAGATAAGGAACCATGTTCATCAACACGATCACCTATTCGGCGGTCATGGACGCACAAGCGTTCACGACGGCGACAGACCTCTTTGAAGTGACACCAGCTGCTGACCGCGCCATTTCGATTATCAGGCTGACGCTTGGACAGACGACTGACCTAGGTGACGCCCAAGAGGAAGTCCTTCGTATCGGCATCTATACGGACGTGACCGCGGGCTCGACCGGAACGGCGATCACGGAAGCGCCCTACTCAAACGAGTCAGGGGTCGCGGCCAACACCGCCGCCGTCGTCACGAACCGGGGCACGGCTTCGACGGGCGGCACCCTCATCGACATCATTCCTTGGAACATCCGAATCGCACCGTTCATCTGGGAACCCAACCCATATGCCCCGGTCAAGTTTTCCAACATCGCAGCAGAAGGCCCGGTCTCGAGCTTCCGCCTGATGTCGGCGCCAACCGACTCCATCACCATCAGCGGCTCGCTCATCTGGACTGAGATCTAAATGGCCTGGCGGATCGTCCGCCTTCCGCCCGTCCCACGTCCGCAGACGTGGATTCCTTCTGCGCCTGCTGCCGGCGGTGGCGATGTCACTGTCGTTGTCGGTGCCGCTACTGCTCTAGGCGTAACTCCCGCTCCGGTGGTTCTGGCTACCGTCTTTCCGACGAGCTCGGTTGGGCTCGGAGTCACGCCTGCCCCGGTCGTGGTTGTGACCAAGGTTGTGACGGCTGCGATCGGTCTCGGGGTGACGCCTGCGCCTGCCGTGGTCGTGACTCGGGCCGTGACAGCGGCGCTGGCCCTAGGGGTTACGCCTGCTCCAACGCCGCTGGTTGTTGTCTTCCCCACGGCTGCGCTCGCGCTCGGAGTTACCCCGGCGCCTACGGTCGTAATCGGGGGATCCGGGGTCACGGTCTCGCCTTCGGCTGCTCTGGCTCTCGGAGTCGCTCCACAGCCTACGGTCGTGGTCGTGAAGCCGATCACGGCGGCACTCGCTCTCGGGGTTGTGCCTGCTCCTATTCCATTGAGGTCGGTCGTTGTAAGTGCTAGTGTCGCCCTGGGAGCTGCTCCAACCGCAGCGGTCCGCGTCGTTG